ATTTACAATTGGCACGGTGTAGTTCACCGTTTTCTCTGTATTTAGCTTGTATTTTTTCTGCATTTTTGTCAAACTCTTTTAACCATTTTTTATAATTTGACCGTTGGCTCATCTTTCTCTTTCTTTAAAAAAGATTGTTCTGGATATAAATCAGTCCAGTCATCATATGAATAATCAAACTTAAAAAAATCATCTTTATATTTTTCATAACACAAATCTCTAATTTCTTTATTCTCAAATTCTTTGGCCATGTCAGGTTTATAATAATGTGTTTCATAAACTATAGTTTGTTTTTGTGGTGGCATTAAATCATACAGATCGCATATAATTTGTAGATCTTCATAAAGTTTTTCTACCTTTATAAAATGAGTTATCTTATTAAAGTATTTATCTAAGTAATATGTAATTGGTGTATTATGTGTTTGTAGATGTTCATGTGATAGTTTTGTAAAATCAAATTCTAAAAAATCTTTAAATGATTTTGGATCACAATATTTTTTCCAATTAGTATCATTTCTTAAATAACGGTATTGTGAATATGCTCTGCGGTAAGGATTTCTAACAGATGTAAACAAAACATTAAACTCAGGATCATTTAATTTTAATTGGTTTTTATAATTTGATAACCAAGTTTGATTATCTGTAGATACAATTTTATTTAAGTTACACCAATTTTGCACATTACTGCTAGCAGTTTTTGCTGTTCTTACGTGTAGTAATTTATTCTTTTGCTTCACCCCAGCTTGGTCCTAACGCCACATCTACTTTAAATGGTACTTTTAAATTTTCAACACAGTTTTCCATAATGTGAGATATTTCTTTTATATCTTTTTCTTGATTAATTGAAAAACATAATTCATCATGTATTTGCAATAGTGGTTGATAACCCGCTTTATAACAATCAATCATGGCTTGTTTAGATTGATCTGCAGCGGATCCTTGTATTAGTCTATTTAAAGCTTTGTAGGTCATAGCTCTTTTAATATTATTTCCATAATGTGCTTTAGCTTCTTCATATTTCATAGCCTGGTACATTCCAAAAGTCATTGGCTCCCACATATTAAATCTGCACTTACGACCTTTAATGGTTCTAACAAATCCAAATTTACTTGCGGAAGCCATAACTTCATTAGCTAGTTTTTTAACAAAAGGAACTCTACTATCGTAACGCTGTAATAATTGTTCAGCATCTGTTTTTGAAATACCTAACTCTCTTGATAATTTATTTTTACCCATACCATAAAAGATACCTAGATTAATTGTCTTTGCAGCAGATCTTGGAATACCTGCCATGTCTGCAACCAACTGGTGGAAGTCTGCAGATTCATTCTGATATGATTTTATAAATTCATCAACACCTGAAAACCCTGCATCAATAGAAGCTGCATAATGCGCAACCAGTCTTGGCTCTTGTTGTGAATAATCAAATGAACCCCATTGTCTTCCTTCTTCCGGTAAGAATAAACTTCTTATCTTATCTCCATAATCTTTATTCCTTGCAGGTATTTGTTGTAAGTTCATGTTTGAATAACTTAATCGTCCTGATACCGTACCACCTCCATCAGATCGCAACTGGTGTATCTCAGAGTGTATACGACCTTTAAATGAATATCTCTCAATTGCATCTAAGAAGGTTGAATGAAATTTATTAACTTCTCTTGCATTTCTAATTAATTTTGAAATCTTATGTTCTGAGTTTTGTAACCAATTAGAAGTAAAGCTAGGCTCTTTTGCTTTCTCAGATAATGGATAGTCTATCCCTAAATGATCATAAGCTTTTGCAACAGATCTATTAGCCCAAATATCTATCTTCATCCCGGTAAGATCTTTAATCTCTCTTAAAATTTTATTTTCATCTGATACAAATTCTTTTTTAAGAACTTTAATTTTATCTAAATCTACTCTGATACCTGTCATTCTCATATCAATAAGAATGGGCAAGAGCTCCATTTCTAAATCAAATACATCTTGTAAGTTTTCTTTTATGATTTGTGGCTTTAGATATTGCCAAAGTTTTAAAGTAAGTGCAGCATCTTGCTCTGCATAGTGACCGACATAACCTGCAGGCATTCTCCATAGATCTTGTTTTGGATCTATTCCCCACTCTTTGGCTTTGTCTTTTAGAAATTGTTCTGATTTAATTTCTCCTAACAAATCAAAACCAAGTGCATTTAACGAATATGAAAATCTATTTTCATCTACAACTGCAGCAGCAACCATCGTATCAATAATCTTACCTCTGATTTCAAATCCATTAATTTTTAACCAGCCCACATCGTATTGTGCGTTATGAAATATTTTAGGACACGGTAGTTTTAAAAGATCTTGAATATATGCAACTGTAACACCTTCATCCATGTTACCACCTGCATCGTGATGAATTGGAAAATAATATTGTTGTCCAGCTACGGCAACTGCAAATCCTACAATACCTCCATCAAACCTAGGCCATCCAGGTCCTAATGTCTTCATGTTTGGATCTTTAGTTTCTAAATCTATCGCAATTTCTTGTGCGTGCGATAGGTCTGGATATTCACTTGGACATACCCAATCGGATTCTTGAAATACAAAATTAAGCTGGTGTGTCATCTTTTCCTTTCTTTTCGTAATATATTTTAGAATTTTCTAAAGTTGATACTTTAGGTAATGTTGTGTTAACAAAAACAACATCCATTGCCATCAGTTTACAATTAATAAATAAAGACTCACAATCAAAAACTTTGAAACCACTGTTACTCATGTAATTGATGTAATGTTCAAATTTTGGTGCTCCAATATTATTTTCATGTACAGGACACTCTAGTTGTACAAATTTTGTTTTTTGAAATAAGTGCAAAGAACCCTCTATAACTTCTAATTCAGCGCCTTGTAAATCTAATTTAATTAAATCGTATTTAAGATCAGGGACTACATTTGTTAATTTTTTGACTTGAATTGTTTTTGCTTCAAAGTCTACATTTGTATTTTCTTTATACAGTGAATTACCTGTCTCACCTCCAAGCTTAGTAGAAAAGTAAAACTCTCTTTCCTCATCTTTTTGACCTAAAGCAAAATTATAAAACTTACCAAACTTCTCACAATCCGCTTTGTACTTAGGATTTGCATCTATTAAATGAAAATTAGCTTCAGGATAAATTTCTTTTATTTTTTCAGTCCAAGATCCTTTGTGACATCCACCATCAATAATATTACTTAAAATAACATTAAATGCTTTTAATCTTCTATAAAAATTAAGATGCACCTCTACAGGTTTATTAGCTTCCATTTTTATTTCTAATTTGTTCTATTTCTAATTCGCAGTAATGAATAATTTTTCTAAGGTCCTCTATTCCATTTTTATCTTTATAACGCACGACATATTTAATTACGTTACCCTGGAAAAATGATAAATTATTTTTAGTTATAAATGTGTAAGGTTGTATTTCATGTTTTTTATAATGATCTCCGCCTTCTTGTTTCATAGATGGAAAGATTCTATCAAAGTCTTCTTTGGTGCTCATAGTTTGCCTTATAGTTGTTATAAAATTTTCCAAGTGGAAAATGGTATTTATGATCAGTATTGACTAAATGTAAAGCTTTTTTTGTACGTGTAACACCTGTATACCAAACTCTAAGTTCTTTTATTTTTTCCTGTAAATTCTTTTTCTCATAGTGTGATGGCCAATTAGATTTAGCTAACATCACTACATTATCTGCTTCTCCACCTTTTACAGCGTGAATAGTATCTACAATAATTTTAGATGATTCGTTTAAATTTACTCCTGAGTTCATTAATCTAATTAAATAATTTTTTTCTTTATCTTTGAATCTTATTTTAAATGCATCTGTCCAATGTCCTTTGGGTTCTTGTAATCCTGCTCTTAACTGTAATTCATCGTAATTAAAAGGCTGGTTAGGATGCGCAAAATTCCATTTTTGACTATCTGCTGACCTGTAGCCGTGGTCAATGTTCTGTATATAATGATACATAATACAAGCTTCTTCTCTTGTAACAGTTCCACCATCCATAAGGTGCTTCCAAGCTTTAATCGCTTGCCATTGTTCTATCTTAAATGATTTACGTCCTTGAACATCTTGAAAGTAAACACCCATATCATAAAGATCTTGTTCTACTTCTTCTTTTACTTTTCTAATTCTAGATAATATCATCCAACTTTCATTTAAATTGAAATCAATATGCTTTAACGATGTATAAGTTGTAATAGATCCTTCAGAGTTTCTTGCATTAAATTCTTTCTCTTGTCTAAATCCTTCAGCGGGTAACATCAGTAGTTTAGAAAAATAATGCACTCTCCCCGGTATTCTTCTTGATTGCTTTAAAACTTTTATCTTACCTGGAAAATGTATAAAGAAATCTGCATCGGCTCCATTCCATTCATAGATAGCTTGATCATCATCTCCAGCTAAATAAATCTTTCTCGTGTGATTAGCTAGTTTTGATACAAGATCCCACTGTAGTGGTGTAAGATCTTGTGCTTCATCTACCATAAGTATTTTAAGCTCAGGGCATTTACCTTCTTGAATAAATTTTTCAATCATGTCTGTAAAATCTAACCTATCTTTTTCTCTTCTTCCTGGTTCTACTTCAAAACTTTTAAAGTTTTCATAAGCTGTAATAATAGATTGAAACTGTGCTAACCTTACATCTTTACGATCTTGTTGTTTATATAGAGCTACTGGATCCTGTTTCGTGTTCCGTGCTCGGTCATAGATTTGTAATGACCAATTGTTAAATACCTTTTGATCTTCAAACCCTCTAGCTGCATTTATCTTAATGGTTCCGTAATCAGAGTGAAACTGTAACATGTCATCAGTAGGATCTAATACAGGTATTTGGGCAAACTGCCTTCTTGCAAAGCTGTGTATGGTAGAGAAATATGGAAAATCATCTTCGGTGTAATCAGGTAAAGCAAGTTTAAGTCTCATAATAGTTTCATCCACTGCTTTATTTGTAAAACTAAAATAAGCAATTTGTGATGGATGCACTCCACTTTTAATGAACCATTTAATTCTCTCTAACAACTGGTGTGTTTTACCTGTTCCTGGTGGACCAAAAATCTTAATTGTCTTGCCATGGAGCTTTTGCTTTTTCATGCTTAACCTCTTTTTTCTTGTACTCTGGTAATTTTGGCATAGGGCATGTCCAATGCCTTGATTGTATACTACCATAGTCTTTCTTAGGCTTCGCCCCTCCGACTTGTAAGAAGTTTACACATTCCCTATTATTCCAATTACTACCCATTTTTTTCATAAATCTTTGAAACGTTTGTAATTTAAATCTCAATTCAGATGCTTTTGCTGCATCTGGATTGTCTAGCCATATGTAACCATTCTCAATTTGATCAAACTCATCATGAACTTCACAGTCTTCAAAAAACTGTACCATCTTGGAATTAAATAAATCATCTTTATCCGCCATAGCATCATAGCCTTCCATGTCTGTTTTATTTTTTAATAAATCTTCTTTAAAGTCTGACCATGGGTCTGGATTTTGTCTTGAAGGTTTTAAAGTTCTCCAAACAATATCTGCAACCTGTAGCTTCTCAGCAAATAATCTTTGTGAATATAGTTCTTTGTTATCTAATTTTATATTGATACCATTTACTGGTAGAACCCAATAAGGTTCAGGATAAACATTGTATTTAATTAACTTACCAACTTCTGGCATAGCTTCATTTGGATTGATACCCAATTTTTTAGTGACACAACGTTTTGCATCACAGTGCATTTTAGCAATAGATGAATTGCATCTGTAGTTATAATCATTTTTAGTGTGTTGATTAATTAACACATTTAATTCTCTTGGGTCTAATGGAGGCTCACCAATCTTTTTATTAAGATCTCTAAATAATTCTGGCCAGTAGTCTTTATCTGGATTTATTTTTTTACATAGTACAGCACAGTTAAACATTGCATCATTACGACCTTCACCTTCTCTAATTTTGTTTTTCATAAAATTAGCAACACATGGTGGGTAATCTTTTGTTTCGGGGTCCGTGCTTTTTTCTACGTTAATACTTTTAAGTTGTGCTGGTGTAATAATAAATTTTTTTACGTAATCAAATAATTCTTCTAGTTTTATTCCTGTACCATCGTCTCTCATTGCCATACGAGTGGTTCTTGCTGCATGCTGATAAGGTAAGTTTACAAAGTTACCTTTTCTTTTATCGTTCCATTCTTCGGGTGTTAAATCAACGACATCTTGCGCTGGATAGATATCGGTTGTTTCATCTCTAATTCCAAGATCACTTGCCATCTCAATCAATTTTGCTCTCATGAGTTTAGCAGGTACAACAGATTTCATATGGACAAATAAATGTAGTCCATTAGATTTAGAGCGATAAGGAACTAAAGGATAATTCCTTTCTCTAATAATCTTGATGAGTTCTAAATGGTTAATGTTATAACGATCTACGTCTATAACACCCCAGCTACAAGTAGAATCGTCACGAATAGGGACGGTACCGATATGCCTAATACCGTTAATATGCTCCATCCAATCTTGTTGAGTGATTGCTCTCTGGTTAATCCAACTTTTGTATTCCGCTTTACCATTCGCTTTTTTCTGCCCTGTGGGTTTTGACTCACCATAATATGTCTGTGACCCCTGGAACAGTTCTATGAACTGTTCCAGAGTTGTTAAATGTTCTGACATTAAAACGGTGCTTTTTCAGTTTGTTCCTCATTATCAAATTTAACATTTACTTTACCGCCACTACATGATTTGTAAAAATCATTAGCCGCATCAAGTACACCTTGGTTTGGTACAGATCCAACATGTGCTATATCCCAACCATACCAAGATCCTAAACTATTTTTCTCTAAAACAGTTTTAAGATTGTATACCTGAGTAAACATCGCAGGCTGATAAAAAGATCCATCTTTTCTTTTAGATTTGATGGACATCATCATTGAATTCCACTTTTTAGATTTTTTTCTTTGAGTAGACTTCATTGTAATCAATGCAGTTTCTTTTGGTGCATTATCTTTTACGATTAAGACATAATGAGATGCAGTCTCTTCAACATAATTCCCATTTTCTAATCTGTCTTTATTGTCATCAGATCTAGTTGTCTTAGTCATAATATCTGAGTCACTTTCATAAATATTAACTGGTGCTCCAGAACCTTCTTGGCCTCTGTCTCTCCACTCAATGTATTGTAACTTATAGAAACAAGGTACAACTTCTATACCTTTAGTTCCATCGTAACATTCATTGGTTACCGTGTTATAAATCATACCAGCTTTTGCTGTTTCAATATAACGTGCATCACCTGCAGTGACTTGAGGTGATAGTTGTCCAAGAACTTTTAAAAATGGAAGTGCAAGATCTTTTGATCCTACATTCTCAAAGCCTTGGCTTTCAAATTGCTCTAGGTTAACTGTAGCAACTTGTGTATTAGCTTTTTTCGTCATTGCTTTTTCGTTACTCATTTTTTCTCCTTATTTTTTCGTTATCTTTGTTTTGTTGGTTATGTATACAGAAAATAAATCCATCGGTAAGTTTTTAGGATTACCTTCTTTTATCTGTTCCGATACAAATGCTTTGAGAGTCATAGGCTCAACTTTTTCTTTTCGCTGATAAGCTATTCCTTTACTCTCAAATTCTTGAATGAGGTCTAATGCTTTTGCATCTTCCTCTTTATTGAAGGAGGCAGTTACTGTATTTTTTATCAAATCTCCTGATCCATTCTCCCTTAGCCACGCATAAGCTTTCTCGGCATTATCCACGGTTATTGAAGCCTTGATTGAAGGTTTAACTTCTACAGTTGAGCCATCCGGTAGTTTAATCATTGAGACTCCTGCCTCCTGCATCAAGTTCGGTATTACCCGTTCCTGAAGATCTTTTGCCTTATCTTCTATCTTTGACAATTCTGCTTTTACTCTTAGAACTTCTTTTTCTGTGTCTTGAAGTTCATTACATTTTTCCGAAAGCTTTCCTATTTTACTTTCGTCAACGTTGACTGAAATATTTTCAAAATCCATGTTAAGTTTCTCCTTTATAGTTTATGGTTGATTATGTCAATTAAATCTCTATAAACAATTTCACATGGATTATCAATTTAAAACTTCACCGTACAAACACCAGTTGTCGGCTTTAAAAGATGCATCTGATAAAGAAAACTGGGCTTTCTTTATGGATATGGGTACAGGTAAAACTAAAACCACAATAGATAATTTAGGAATATTATTTCAAGAAGGTAAGATTGAGTCGGCTTTAATTGTTGCGCCTAAATCCGTTTATGCCATGTGGGAGAAAGAAATAGAGAATCACTTATCTGAAAAAATTGATAGAATAGTCCAGGTATGGAATTTAACTAAGAAACCTACCATTGATTTAATTCACCATAGAGCTTTAGGTATATTTAATATTATGCTTATGAACGTAGAGGCTTTCTCTACAACTAATGGTGTGACTGCTGCTAAATATTTTTTTAAACATCATCCCAAAGCTGCATTTATTATTGATGAGGCTACCACGATTAAAAATCAAAAAGCAAAAAGAACTAAATCTATTTTAAAGTTATCAACTGAAGCAAAATTTAGAAGAATATTAACAGGTAGTCCTATTACTAAATCACCATTAGATTTGTTTACACAGTGTAAGTTTTTATCTCCTAAGCTTTTAGGTTATGATTCTTTTTATACTTTTAGAGCCAGATATGCTGAGATGCATACCATTCAAATGGGTGCTCATACACAAGTTATGATACCTAAATTTTATAAAAATTTAGAAGAACTTGAACAACGTATTAAAACATTTAGCACAAGGGTAAGAAAAGAAGATTGTTTAGATATACCACCTAAGATTTATGAGCAAAGAAAGATACAATTAAAAGGCAAACAAGCTGAAGTATATAAAAGATTAAAGCAAAATGCGATTACTATTCTTAACGATAGTACAGTATCTTTTAGTAATCAGTTAACTGAAATATTAAAACTGCATCAGGTGGCAAATGGTTTTGTTAAAAATGATGACGGTGAAATAGAGATATTTAATAATCCTAAATTAGATGAGCTCATGACTGTGTTAGATGAGATTAATGGTAAAGCTATTATCTGGGCTAATTATATTCATAATATAAAAGAAATCGCTGAAGCTATAGAGAAAGAATATGGTAAAGGATCTTACGTCACCATGTATGGCGCAACATCTGTTGAAGATAGAAAACAAGTTTGTGAAGATTTTCAAACTAATGATAAAGTTAGGTTCTTTATTGGTAATCCAACTGTTGGTGGTTATGGTTTAACGCTACATGCTGCAAGCTATGTTATTTATTATTCTAATAATTACAATCTAGAAGTGAGACTTCAATCTGAAGATAGAGCGCACAGAATAGGACAAACCAAAAATGTGCTTTATATTGATATAATTGCTGAAGATACTGTAGATGAAAAGATTGTATCTGCGTTAGATCGTAAATTAACTTTATCTGCAAAAACGCTAGGTGAAGAAATAAAAACCTGGTTGAAATAACTTTTAAAATCTATATAAATATTATTGTAAAAACAGTTTATACCATGTGGGTATGAACAACTATACAATTAACAACTGATGTTGTTTGTTGTGTTTTCTTTGATTGGGGCTCTAGAGAAATCTAGAGCCCTTTTAAATTACTGACAAGATAGACATTCATCAGAACCTTTATCAAGTTCTGCTAACGCCTGTTGTTTACATTCATCACCACAAAAAACTTGAAAGTCATTGTAGCTGATGAATTCTTCTTTACATTGTTTACATTCTTTTGTTTGCATTACTCTTCGTCCTCGTCCTCATCATCAAAGTCTTCATCGTCCTCGACTTGGTTATTCTCTTCCATGTCCCAGAGTTTTTCTCTAACGATTGTTATGTCTTGTTCAATTCTATCAAGGATATCCTCAATAGTTTCTTCTTTTTTCTTTTTTGGCATGTTGTGTCCTCCTAGATTAGACAAGAATGCTAACCTAGGATGAACACTGAGTATAGATGTGGGATTAACTTTTTTTGTTAATAAATTCAAGCTCTTCCACTGTATATGGCCACATTACTTAACCTCTACAGTTTGCTTATTGGCATCTTCTTTGTAACCAAATTGTACCTTTAATAAGCCATCTTCCATTTTTGCTTCATCTACGACTGCATTATTTGGAAGCTGAAATTGCTTGTAGAACTCTCTTGTTGCTAAGTTCTTTTGTACATAGTCTACAGCTGAATCATCTACTTTACCTGATACAGATAAAATACCTTCATTAACTTCAACGAGTACATCTGATTTTTTATATCCCGCCAATCCTATTTCTAGTCCGTATTTTCCTTTGTCGTACTTCACTACGTTCCAGAACGGAAAGCCTGATACTTTTGACCAGCTATCAAATACTTTATCAAAAGTATCTAAGCCGTGATCAAAAAATTGTTTTGAATATGAATTGATTAAATCGTAACCTGTCATATTATCCTCCTTATTTAAGCAAGTTTAATAGGCCAACCCAATTGTTGCACCATGAACATTATATAATGAACTTTACAATGTTTACAAGTAGCAAACTTATAAAATATTTTTAAAGACAGCATTTACTACTAAAATCAATGGTTTAGTTGCACCCTTTACAAATAGTGTTTACTGTAAAGATATGGACAAAGAAAAATTAAATAAAGGTGTAATCGTAAATGAAGACGATCAGGATTGGGGATCAGCAGGTTTAGATCAATACTTAGAACCTAAAGATCAACAAGACCCGTCTCACGATTAAGATATTTGTATTCTATTTTGCGTATATCAAAGTCTTCTGAGATTTTGTTACAAATCTTTTTAGGATCAAATTCACCGCAACTGTATACATCAAACTGCATTAATGCTGGATGCGGTTCGTCCCACACATGCATCACGATATGAGATGTTTCAATAATTGCCACACCGGTAATACCACGATTTCCAGGAACATTATGATAGATAACATAAGGACCCATCAGCACTTTCATATTAATAGACTCAATAAATTCCATCATCCAGTCTTTAAGAAATTTTTCATCCATTGGAGGTTTGATAGCCTCAGCACGGACAATAAGATGCTTGTGAACTAATAGTGAATTTTCCATTTAAGGATTTTATTGCAGTTTTTTAAATTGTTCTACTCTTTGCATGAATTTCTCTGCATATTCTTCTAATTCAGCTTCTTTGAGTAGCCATTGCTGATAGGTAAGGTCTCTAACACATATTGATATTAAACCCTGCTCAATAGGCCCATAATGCTCTTTATGAGCTAAATAGTAGGCTCCTAATTGATATTTGTAGTCTTCAACGTACTCATCTTTCTTTGGGCGATTTGATTGCTTGAAATCAACAATTGTTGGTTTACCATCATAAAGAACGATCATGTCCGTGGTGCCTGCATATTCATACTTGTAAGATAAGCTTATTTCATTACCCCAGACTTCAGTGATTGGTGTAAGGTTCTCAAGTATCTTGTGGGCCATGATCCGTGGTTGCTGGAAGTTGGGATCTGCATTGTAGTACGGTGTACCATTAAAATAGTTTTCAAGAATATAGTGCATCTCTTCACCGACCGCTGCAGCATTTTGTGTTATTTGTCTTGCACGTTCAGTACCTACTCTTTTAACCCATGCATCTAATCCTGTGCGATCTTTTGTTTTACCTAGTATCGTTGTAACGGAAGGAACTTTTTGTTCTTGAACTAAATATTTACGACCCTTCTCATCTGTAAAACGGTTGTATTTTTTATATGGATATTTATTTACTTTTTTAAGATCTGATATTTGAACGTTATTATTAGACTTAATAAACTTCATTTAAGCCTTTTAGCCTAAATGATTTGAAAGTACAGCTAAAAGTATTGCAAACATCCCACCGACAATCCATTTTTCAATTCTTGTTATGCGATGTTCAATATCAGATATTCTTTGGAAGGTTTGTTTTTGCATTATTCTGCAAAGCTTTTCATGAGATTCAATTCTCTGTAATGCTGATTTACTTCTAGCCATTATACCATTCCTCTTCTTTGTGCGATTGCTCCACCTAATACATCTTGTGGAAATAAAGATTGATAGTTTTGACCTAATGAAGCTAAGCCTTGTCCCTGAGCCGTGGTCGGTGTTGGTGTCATCGGTGTCATCGGTGCAACTGGCGCTGTAGACGCAGTTGGAAACATAGGTAAATTAGATTGTGGAACGCTTTCAGTAATTTGTTCAGTCACTTCAGCATCGACTTGTGCTTTGGGTTCTTTAGGTGGAGGTGTTGTACCTCGTGTATCAACTGTTGTTCTTCCATAACCTACATCTTTCATAGAAGCTTCTTCCAACATTCCTAAAAATTCAAATATCGCTTGTCTTTCTTCAGGACTAGAATTTGCAGCAATCATTCCAAGTTTAGTCATGTGCTCAGCAATACCTTCAATCCCTTTATTGCCTGCAATCTTAGTTGCTTGTGCAGCCCAGCTTACAAATCTTGGATTAATCATTAGTTTAGCTGCCATGTTAGAGCCTAACATTACAACGGGTAGTGCAGCAAAAAATGCTGGATTACCTGTAACTAAACCTGCAGCTCCACCAATACCAATTCCGATACCTGCAATTCTGTCTGCTGTACCTGATGGATTTTTAAATGTTTTACCACTTTCTCTAATAATAGAAGATACTTTTACAAGATCATCTAAGTCTTTGGCCATTTGTGGTCCAAAACCTTTACCACTAAATAAAGCTTTCTTTGCAGCTGGAGACATTTTATTCCAGTTCGTTAAAAAGGATTCAGTTGAAAATCTTCCTGTTTGTTCAACACCTTCAGCTAAACCTTGACCAGGAGCGATACGACCCATTCTATCTAAAATAGATGAAACTAAAACTTTATACTGAGTTGGTTTTAAAGATGATTTCAATGCATTTAATCTTGTAGCACCTTCAGTTGCAGAAGCTAATAATTCTCTTACAATTAAATCTGGATTAGTTTTATTATATAAAGGTTGTAAGAAATCTTCTAACTTCTCTAAGCCTGCTGCATAAACTCTGTTTGCTTTTGTTAATGCTTTAGATCCTTCTAGTCCACCGTATCTAAATACACCTGATTCAATGTCGGATGATAAGGCACTATATAATTGTTTTAACATACCTTTTTCTTGAGTTCCAATTAGATCCGCATCTAATAATCTGTTACCTACTCTTTGTTTTAAAGCTTTTAATGCTTGGTAAGGTAATTGAGGAATACCTGAAGATGTCATATTTTTAGTTGCATCTTTTGTAATACCTTCAAATATTTCTTCTATAAAAGGATTTTTAAATGACTTACCAACGTTTTCTGCTCCCGGTATGGTTGCCGTTAATTTTCTTAATTGGTTCATTGTATTACTCACACCAAACATGCTATTGGTTCCAACAAAATCATCTACTTTATCAAATAACAACCCTGATAATGATTTAAATCGACCTGTCCAACTATCTGCTGAGTTAACAGGATTTAAAACACTTTTATCTGAAATAGCT